ACACGGTAAAGATATAACCAGTTTACAAGAAAAAGTAAATGGTTTAACTAATGAACGTGACGGTTTGAAATCACAACTTGATGAACGAGATCAACAGTTAGTTGATTTACAAAAGAATTCTAAAAATGTTGATGATTTAAACGAACAAATCAAGCAATTACAATCTGACAATAAGAAAGCTAATGAAGAATGGCAAAATAAATTAGCTACTCAAACAAAGAATTTTAAAATCGAAACAGCATTACGTGAAGCAAAAGCTAAGAACGTAAAGGCAGTTTTACCATTTATTGACACAGAAAAAGTAACCGTTGATGGAGATAGTTTGAAAGGACTAGATGACCAAATTAAAGCTATCCAACAAAGTGATAGTTACTTATTTGAAGAAAGTAAACCAGAACCAAAGATTAACATTGGCGGTAAGTTTAATAATGGTGAAAACGGTGCTGATGGTAAAGTTGATCCAGTAGTTTCTAGCATTGCAGCACGCATGAAATCAATTTAGAAAGGATATGAAATTACATGGTAGTAGTATTAGATCAAAAAGATTTATTAAAGATTGATGAAGAGTTTGGAGCAGATTCTCAACTCTGGCAACCATTACAAGGTGGTGCTAAGTCTATCACAGCTGCAGACTTTACAGGAGTTAAGACAGTTCGTATTAACAAGATGGACGGTTTTGCAGATGCAACAAAATATAAACGTAACCAAGATAATGCACGTAACAACGTTAATGTTTCTAAAGAAACTCTAGAATTAACACAAGAAGATTGGATTGGGTATGACCTAGATCAATTGGATATGTCCGAAAACGGAGCTTACACAGTAGCTAATGTTGTTCGTGAGCATAACCAACGCATTACAATTCCACACCGTGATAAATTCCTAGCTCAAAAGATTTATGACACAGCTAAGTCTGGTGGTAAGTTAGTAACAGATACAATTGATTCTAAGAATGCTTTAGCAGCTTATGATGAAGTAGAATCTTACATGATTGATAATCAAATTCCTGGTGGTTGGTTAATGTTTGTTTCTACTAAGTACTACAAAGCATTAAAGAATGCTGATGGTGTATCTAAGACGTTTTCAGTTAACCAACAACAAATTAATGGAATTAACCGTCGTGTTGCTCAATTAGACGGCGGAACACCAATCTTAACCGTTGCTAAGGATCGTATTCAAGGTTTAACAATTCCTGATACAGTAAACTTCTTAGCGGTTCCAACATTTGCAATTGCTCCAATTGTTAAATACGATACAGTTGACGTGATTTCTCCAGATAATGATCGTGCTGGTTATCGTTGGACAATTAAAGGATTATCCTACTATGACGCATTAGTCTTTGAAAATGCCAAGAAATCTATTTATGTTGCAGCTGAAACAGCTAAAGGTTAAAGGTGATGTGAATGGCTTATCTAACTTATGATGAATATGTTGAGCTTGGTTATAGGCTAGATGAAGATGCATTTAATAACCTTGTAAAAGGTGCAGAACGTATCATAGATTTAGCCACAAATGATTTTTATAAGGTTCATGATATATTAGTCGATAAGTCAAAAAGACGCGTAGAAACGTTTAAAATGGCTATCTGTGAGCAAGTAGATTTTATGCATGCAACTGATATTAATAAGAGTTATGATTTAGCTCAAAATGAATTTACCAGTATCACAGTAGGTAGATTATCTTTAAGTCCTGCTGGCAATGTAGGAGCAACTATGAAGAATGGTTTATGTACAGAAGCATATAATCTATTAGGGAGATATGGTTTGTTATATCGAGGTGTACACAGATGATACCTAGAATTGATAGAAGATTATGTAATCAAAGTGTTACTTTAAAGATTCCAGTAGGTGAATTGGATAAATATGGTAAGCAAAAAACAGAAGAAGTTGAGGTAAAAAATGTACTTGTACAACCACAAACAATCTATTCAGGCGATAGCAATAATCGTAAAATCACGGCTAATGCTATTGTCTTTTTGTTTGCCAAAATTTCTAATCCGTTACCTAGATTAGATAGGGGTAGCGTTGGAAATAAATTAATCTTTGAAGGTAAAGAATACACAATTACTAATATTGTAGATAATCGTGAGCCTTACAGTAATGATGTTTATTCTTATGAATTGGAGGTGTTGTAATGGCAATAGTGGTATCAGTTCACGGTAAAGGTTTTGATCGTTTTTCTGAGCAAGCTTTAAATCGTGGACTTTATAATTTCACTAATCAAATGGCAATGGATATGGATAAGTTCGTACCATTCAAGCAAAGTAATTTATCAAGGTCAGTCCATGTACAAGATAACCATGTTACCTATACAACACCTTATGCTAAAGCTCAATTCTATGGATATATTAACGGACATCCAATTACTCACTGGACGACAAGTGAACATCCACAAGCAACATCTAGGTGGGATTTAAAAGCAAAAAGCTTGTACTCTAACAATTGGGTTAGGGTATTTAAACAAGGCTTGCTTGATGGAAAGGTAGTTGAATATCATGGACCTAAAGGATAGATTGACAGACTGCATTAACGATAATGTAGATTTGCCAGTTAAATTGTATCAGTCGTATATGACTAATAAAACAAGTCCAGAATTACGTATATATGACTTGCCATCAACAGTAATTGATGAAGATTATGCAGGCAATCGAACAGAAGAATTTATCTTTGAAATTGCAATGCGTAGTAATGATGAAGAACTGATTAATCAAACATTGTGGAATATATCAAAGTATATTTCAGAATATGATTTTAATTTGGTTAGTCAGAATGATAGTTTTAGTTTTAATAAATTAGAAGTAACAACATTCCCACATATAGTGTCAGCAGATACTGAGGGTAATGTTGTTTATTTATTTGATTTTAAAATTACAGTAGATACTTATAAGGAGAGTGATTAATTATGGCAGAAGCACCAGAAAAAATTGGTTCTTTTATTCTTAACCATAAAGTAAAGATGGAAATTGATACTGCAGGCAATAAGGATATGTCTGCTTTAGAGAGTGCTAAATGGGCTCGATTAGCTGCAGGTATTAACAACGTAACACCAGCAGAAAACGATACAACAACAAATGATGAATATTACGACGGAGAAGGCTTTGGTACATCTGATGTGACATCCAAGCGTTATCAATTCACTATTGCTGGTCACCGTTTAAATGGAGATCCAGCTCAAGACTATATTGCAAGTAAGCAATTAGAAATTGGAGATTCTTTAAAGACTTTATTTAAGTTCACATATCCAGATGGATCTTACATTGTTGGTGTAGTTACATTAACCAACATTCAAGCAACAGGTGGTGCTCCTGGTGCTAAGCAAACATTTAGTGTAGTTCCTGTATTTAACGGAAAACCTAAATATGTTAGTGCAGAAGACGCTAAAAAAGAACAAGGTGGACCAACATTATAAATAAAATAAACAGAGACGAGTAATGTGAGACGATTGGAGGAAATAAAATGCCAAGTATTAATTTAGACGAACGATTAAATCTAGATACTAAAGTAGATGTTACAGTAGCTGAGAAAAAATATTCTTTAGTTTTGAATGATGAATTATCAGTTAAAATTTCAGATGTTCAACTTGAATTGAGCAAGCGAATTGAAGATTTAACTGATATGCCAGAAGAAAAATTTAAAGAAATGTCACTAGAAGAACGTAAGAAGTTAGTAGTTGATACTATGCATGATGGACGTGAAGATATTTTTAAGGCTATGGATAGAATCTTTGGTACTGGTGAAGGTAAACGAATTTACGATTACTACAATCAATCTACTAGAGCAATCAGTAAAATTATTGCTGCAATTGATGATGTTTTAAATGATAAATTAAAGACTAATAAAAATCGTAAAGAAAGACGTGCAGAAAAATATACTAAGAAAAGACGTGGTTAGTCATGTTATCTCTGACTGAACCATTAAAAAGTTCATATACGTATCAAGGCAAAGAATATCAAATAGATTTGAGCTTTGACAACGTGATTAGAATGTATAACTTACTTGAAGATGATACTTTCCAAGATGCAGAAAAGATTGTAATTGCATTTGAAATGTTTTTTGGTTTTGAGCCTAAAGACGCTGAATTTGCTATGAAAGCAATTGATGAAATTACAGGCTATATATCTAAGTCTGCTTATGGCAATGATCCTGTTGAAAGTGATGTAGTTTCAAGTGAAGTTAATACTCAGAAATTATTCTCTTATACGCAAGACGCAGGGGCAATCTATGCAAGCTTTAAACAACAATACAATATTGATTTAATTGCAGAGCAAGGGAAAATGCACTGGGATGTATTTAAAGCTTTATTTGATGGCTTAGATGAGAATACTTATTTCAGAAGAATCTTAGATATACGTAGAAAAGATGTCAGTGACTTACAAGGTAAAGAATTGACAAGTGCAATAGAAGCACAGAATTATTATGAACTTGATGAAAATAAAACAGTTGAAGCACAAGAGGCAAAAGTGGCCAGCTTTGCAGATTCATTGAAAGCTTTAGCTCAGTCTTAGAAAGGAGGTTAATCAATGGCAGCAGATAGTACAGTTAATATTGATGTTGTTTTAGGTGGTAAAGATAAGTTCATTTCTGATACTAAGGAAATTGATGACATTGCAAGAAATATCGGTAAAGATTCAGGAAATGAATTGGAAAAAGATTTATCTGATAATTTAGATAAATCTAAGACTAAAGCTAAACAAACTCATGATGATATTGAGAAAGAACTTAAAGATCCTATTAAGTCAAAATTTGATGCTGATGATAAACCTTTAAGACGTAAGACTGAAGAAGTTGAAACTGTATTGCGTAAAGTACCTAAAGAAGTTATTACCAAGATAACAGCAGATGCAAAAGAACAAGGAATAGATAATTTTGATAAATTACTAAAAAAACTACCTAAGCAAGTCAGAACAGAATTACTGACTAAAGCACAAAAAGGCGAAGTTATTAATTACGAAGAATTATTAAAAAAAGTTCCTTTAAAAATTCTTACTAAAGCTGAATTAAATGATAATGCTAGTCCTAAGTTGAAAGAATTACAGAATAATACAGAAAATACTGAGCATAAATTCAAACGATTAAAAGAAACTATGTTAGGTGTTTTTGCAGGTAATGTATTAACTGCAGGTGTTGGAATGGTAGTAGGCAAGTTAAAAGACTTAACTGGTGAAGCTATCAAAGCATCTGATGCTATGGATAAATTTAGGTCAACAATGAAATTAGGTGGCTTTGGTTCTGAAGAAATTAATAAAACAGCTAAAGAAGTTCAAAAGTACGCTAATGATACAGTTTACGAGCTTAATGATGTCTCAAATACCACAGCTCAATTAGCAGCAAATGGTATCAAAGATTATATGGGATTAACTGAGGCAGCCGGTAACTTGAACGCTCAAGCTGGTGGAACTAAAGAAACATTTAAATCTGTAGCAATGGTAATGACGCAAACTGCTGGTGCTGGTAAGTTAACCACTGATAACTGGAATCAATTAACATATGCTATTCCTGGTGCATCTGGCAAATTGCAAGAAGCCATGAAGAAAAATGGTGCTTATACTGGTAATTTCCGTGATGCAATGGAAAAAGGACAAATAAGTGCTAAAGAGTTCAATAAGGCTATTAGTCAATTAGGTATGACTAAAGCTGCTAAAGAAGCTGCAGCAAGTACTGCTACATTTGAAGGTGCTATTGGGAATTTGGAAGCTGCTGTTGTTACAAGCATTAGTAATATTATTAAAGAGCTAGGCAAAGCTAATTTTACTGGAATTATTAATACAACAACTAAATGGGTGGAAAATTTAGGTACAACAGTTGGTAAATTCTTACATGATAATAAAGATGAAATAGCTGAATTACTGAAAAATCTTGGTAGTATAGCCTCAATCATTGGTTCTGCTGTGTGGGATACTTTTAAAGGTATTCTTAATATGATTGCAGATGCATTAGGTGTTACACACGACAAAGGTGATAGTGCTAGTGATGTTTTAGATGAAATAAATGATATTTTAGAAACCATTATTGATAATAAGGAAGATTTAAGAGCTTTTATTCAAGTCATGTTAGGCTTATTTGTTACAAAAAAAGCCTGGGATATGGTTGCTGCTTTAACCAGTTACTATAAAATTCTAAAAGACATTATAGGATTAGGTGGACTAAGTGGACTGGCAAAGGGCATAGGCGTAGGTGCTAAAGGCGGTAAATTAGCTACTACTGCTGAAGAAGTTGCAGAAGGTGGAGTAAAAGCCACTGGTGCAAGTAAAGTAGGTAGATTAATTGGTGTAGGTGCTGATAAATTATTTGGTATTCAGCGTGGTGGCCAAGAAGTAGCTGAGGCAGTTGCAAAATCTACTGTTGAAAAAGTTGGACCAAGGACAATAGCCAATGGTGCTAGAACTGCAGCACAAGTAGGTCAACGAACAGCAGTAAGAGCAGCTGAAAAAGGAATCATTGCAAGAACAGCATCAAGAATTCCTGTAGTTGGTTCTTTAATTGCTGGTGGTACTGAATTAATCGGTATCAACAAAAATAATAAGAATGAAAAAATTGGTAGAGCTGTTGGAGCAACTGGTGGGACTGCTGCAGGTGGTGCAGCTGGAGCTTGGATTGGTGGAGCAATTGGTTCTATTGTTCCTGGTGCAGGTACTGCTGTAGGTGCTGGTGTTGGTAGTTTTGTTGGTTCAACTGTTGGTGGAATGCTTGGAGCTAAAGGCGGTGGCTCAATTGGTAAGAACTTTACCAAAATTAAGAAAGATACAGGTAAGGTATTTGATGAGCTAAAAACAAGTGTAACCAAAAAAGTGGCTGATATTGGCAAAGGGATAGCTAGTGGTTTTGAAAAGGCTATTGGTGGAATAAGCAAAGTTTTCAACAAAATTAAGAAACTTGTTGTAAAAGTATTTGATGCTTTGGGAAAAGAAATTAAACGTGAAGCCAAAATAATAGGTACTATAGCACTTGCTCCATTTGTTTTATTAACTGCTGCAATTATAAAAGTCTGGCAAAAAATAGAAAAGCCAGTTATGAAAGTAATAAACAGTCTTAAAAAGAATATTGAAAAAGCTTGGAAACCTATTGCTAAAACTACAAGTAAGGTATGGAATGGAATAGCTAAAACAGTCTCTAAAACTTGGAATAGCTTGAGCAAAGTTGTATCAAAGGGAATAAATGCTATTGTAAAAGTTGTAAGTAAAACTTGGAATAGATTAGAAAAAATAACCAGTAAGGCTTGGAATGGTGTAAAAAACACAGTAGTTAATATTGTTGAAGCTATTTGGAAACCATTAAGCAAAACTTTTAATAAGATTGTTGATGTTGTTAGTGATGCTTGGAATGATGTCTTAAAAGTGACTAAGCGTATTTGGAATAGTATTTTAGACAAAATTTCAGATATTTTAAGTGGAGTTTGGAAAGCTATCAAGAGTAAGTTTGATGATATAAAAGATACTATTTCAGGAGCTTTAGACGCTATTAAATCAAAGTGGGATAGTATATGGGACGGAATCAAGCAGAAAGTATCTGATATTTGGGGAAGTATTAAAGGAATAGTGCATGATGGTGTAAAAGCTATCGGTGATTTCTGGAATACAGGTGCTAATGGTTTAGAGAAAGTAGCAGGTTTCTTTGGTGCTAAGATTTCAGTACCTAAGTTCAAACAAGGTAGTTCTGGCCCAGTAGCTAGACCAATGTTAGCAATGGTAAACGACCAAGAAGGGCCACTACATAGAGAAGCAATCTTTAGACAAAATGGCAAAGTTGAAATACCAGAAGGACGTAATGTATTAACTATGTTACATCCTGGTGATGCAGTTATGCCAGCTAAAGAAACAGCTGAAATGTTTAGTATACCTAGATTTGAAGGTGGCTTTGGTAATTGGTTTGGTAAAGCCTGGAATTATGCATCTTCAAAAATCAGTAAATTAGAAGATATGATTGACGATAAGACAGATGCTATTACAGATGCACTAAGTGATCCACTAGGAACTTTATTAAAGATATACTCAGCTGGAACTAATACCGCTAAATCATTTTGGAAAGATTTTGGAGATTCAGGGGCTAAGAAAATTCCTCACTGGGGAGAAACTTGGTTCAAGAATTTACTTACAAAATTAAAAGACAAGCTAGATGAGATTGGTGGAAATGGTCCTGTTAGTGAATCTTTAATTAAAAGAGCTGCATCTAAAATGCATGTAAGTGTTAGTGCTGGAGACATTGCTCATATCTTAAATGTTATCCAACATGAATCTGGTGGAAATGCCAGAGCTATTAATCTTTGGGATAGTAACGCTAAAGCAGGTCATCCTTCAAAAGGTATCTTGCAATTTATAGATAGTACATTTATGCATTATGCTATGCCAGGACACCATGATATCTATAAGCCTTTTGACCAACTTCTAGCAATGTTTAATGATACGACTTGGAGAAGTGATCTTACTTTAGGTGGTTGGGGTCCATCAGGTGGTAGAAGATATGCTAACGGTGGTTGGGCTGATAGACCATCTATTTTTGGTGAAGTTGATGGAGAACCAGAAATTGCTATTAATCCTGCTAGAAGTACTGCTGATAATCATATCGTAGAAGCTATTAAAGCCAGAGCTGCTAAAAATCCTAATGGTATGAGTGCTAAGTTAAACCGCATTATTCAAGCTGGTAGATATGATGGTTCAATGATTGCTCCATCTACCAATATTAGTAATATTTCAAATAACCATGTTAGCAGAGAAAGTAAGCTAGATTTGAGTGGAGATTTGAAGATAGATATTGTAATGGATTCAAATACAATTGCCAATGCTACCTACTCTAAGTTAGAGGCAATTAGAGCTAGAAGAATTATTGTTAATGGATATGGAGGTGCTATTTAATGACAAGTACAGTTGTGATAACTAGACTTGATGGAACAACCTATGATTTAAATGCATTAGGTTTTCATGTTAAGAAGTTTGATGTTCCATATCCTAATTTCCAATACACGTTCCAATCAATGAGTACCTATCATAATTTATTGGTAGATAGGGTAGTTCAACAAACTACAATCTCATTAGTTTTGGATATTACCGCTAATGATACCAATGATTTTGAGTTGCAGAAATTAAAATTAAGAAGAATTTTAAGTTCAAATGAAGAGTTTTATATTCAAACAATGCGAATGCCATTTCTTAGATGGAAAGTAGTAGCAGATACTTTTACTCCTGCACAAAATAACTCATTTTGGAGAGCATCAGATGTACAAATTAACTTAGAATGTACTGAATCATATGCTGAAACTGTAGCAACTACACTAACTCCTATGAATGCTACAAGTGAATTGTGGGGCTTTGGATTAGAGATACCTAGCAAGAAAAAGTTAGAGTATGAATTTAATAATCAAACTGAATTTGATTTTATGAATTTAGGTATCATTCCTTTAAATGCTGATGAAAGGCCAGTAAGAATTATTTTTAAAGGAAATGCAAACAATTTAAAGATAACAAATACCACAACTAATCAAAGTTACTCTATCAGCGGAAGTTTGAGTAAAAATGATACTTTAGAGATTGTAGGGCTTGTCCCTATTATTAATGGATCACAGGCTTATGGCAGATGTAACCATGCTTATCTAGATTTTGCAGTTGGTAAAAATCATTTGAGAATTGAAGGAAGTTCAGATTTTAACATAAAATTTGATACTAGATTTTATTATTAAGGAGTGTAGAAAATGCTATTCGTTCAAAATGTCAATGGAGATCAGACGGCTTTCAAAGCTGATAATGTACAAATTACAGATACATTAGGACAATATCCAACATTATCTTTTACATTTGTCGAAACTCCTGAAAACGAAGTTGCAGCTCAGATGATGATACCTTTTACAATTATTGAAGTACCAGAAAATAAGCAGAGATATAGAATAGTTACTAATAATCCTGTATCTTTGGGGAAATATAAACAATATTCAGTGACAGCTATTCATATTGCTAAAGCCTTGCACAACAAATATGTAGATGAGAGATTAGAGAATACTCAATCTTTAAAAGCGTGTTTAGATTTGTTAATCAAGGATACGCAAATAAAGTATGTGCTACATGATAATTTTGATAATTATGCTTTTTCAGAAGACTTTGGTGGCGGTTATGCTGATGATTTGCTGATGCAGAATTTAGCAAGTGATTTTGGATTTGAATTCTATTTTGATAACTATACGATCCACATTCAAAAGAAATTAGGAACAAAAGAGTCTTTTCTATTTATAGACAATGCCAATGTATCAAAGATAAGTTATAACGAAGATTATTCAACAATAACAACGTACATCAAAGGTCAAGCTAAGCCAATAGTTCAAGAGACAACAGATGAAACGAGTGGTAGTTCTAGTTCTGGTGGTTCTTGGGGTTGGCCCTTTCCTAGTGTAGGGGAAGGGCCTTTTAGTTTAGGACAAAGATTTGGTTATGATGGTGGATTTAGACCTAATTCATTTCATGACGGTTTAGATTTTGGTTCCGTAGATCATCCTGGTAGTGAAGTTCATGCAGTGCATGGTGGGAAAGTTATTATCAAGTCCTATATGGGTGGCTTAGAGAATTATGTTGTTGTACATTCGGATGATGGCTACAACATAGTTTATCAGGAAGCTTTTTCTAGTATGTCCAACATAAGAGTAAACGTTGGTGATGTAGTAAAAACAGGAGATGTGATTGGTTATCGCAATACAGATCATCTTCACATAGGAATTACTAAAGTTGATTTTAATACTGCTGTAGGAAAATCATTTACCAATGATGGGACGTGGCTTAATCCACAGGAAATCATTAGAAATGGTATAGCAAATAACAACTCTGACAGTGATGTTGTTGAACAACCAACAGAAACGGTTGATGAAGATAAGCCTACTGAATATGAGATACACTCTGAATATGTGTCTCCGCTTGTTGAAAAAGCACATTGGCCCAAAGTAGAGGCTGAACCAATTACTGACGATAATATAACTGATGAAAATACTTTGATTAATAAATTAAAAGCAAGCATCCATGATTATCCAGATATTGAATATACTTTAGATTATGCTAACTTCAAGTATAATTCAGTTAAATTCAATAATGATATTAAAGTAGGTAATTACGGTTGGTTAAGAGATAGATTTGGAATTGATGTTGAAGTAAGAATCAACTCATATACTTGGTATCCACAAAATAAGCAGGCAGATACTGTTACGTTTGGTAATAAGAGATTTGATCCAGTTGAGTGGCAAGTTAGAAATCAGAAAGCATTTGAGAAAAATAAGAAACTAGGTGAGACTTTAAAAAATCAAATTTCTAAAGTTCAAAAAGGAATTGTATTACCTAGTATTCAAAATGAATTGGAAGGCAAATTAAAAGAGTATATTGACGATAAACTCAACAACAATACTCCAACAAATCCAGATACACCTAAACCACAACATATTGGCAAGATTATTGATGTTTCAGAGTGGCAAGGTGTAATTGATTGGCCTAGTGTGATAGCTGATGATGTTACTTTGAGTATTATTCGAGTTCAACATGGCTCAGATCACCAAGATTTGAAGTACATGGAGAATTTGCAACAATGTATTTCAGCTGGTGGAAAGTATGCGGTGTATGCATATTTTGCTGCTATATCTACATCAGATGCTCAACAAGAAGCTAGAGATTTTTATAACAGAACGCAACAGGTTGTCGCAGGTAAGCAACAGCCTGTTTTTTATGCAATTGACGTTGAGAGCATTGAGATGAGTGGAGATGTTACTCAGATGAGAGCTGGAGTAGAAGCTTATATGTCGCAACTTAATGCTTTAGGTGTCCCAGATAATAAGATAGTTCTGTATATTGCTAATCATTTGTACGATAAATTCAATCTGAATGTCGCACGTCCTGGTGCAATCTGGATACCTAGTTACGGACAGAATGATGGAAAATTGGCTAATAGTTTAAAACCTACACATCCATATGACTTACATCAATACACAAGCAAGGGTAGCGTAAATGGTATTACTGGAAATGTAGATATGAGTGCAGAGCCAAGCGAAAGATTTAAGGAGATGATATTTGGTGCTTAGTTGGAGTGGCGATATACACGAGTTTTTGAATGTGTATCAGAAGAATATGACAGACT